CCGGATGCAGTTGGAGATATGATAGTTTTTCTATTGTATTTTAGGCATTCATAAACAGCATTAATTTGGTAGTCATAAGGCTCATAAGAACATATTGCTCCCATGTAACCTTTTACTCCTTCTAGTGAAATTTCCTCATTGATTTCAAATGGCAATCCATAATACTTATTTTCTTCAAATTCATAAGTATATCCATAAGATTTTATTTTTGCAATTACTTTATCAAGAAGACCGGCATAAATTTCTCCAGTAGAAACTGAAAGTAAATGAATCGTGCCATCCCATCCAGTTGATCTGAATTGGGGCATAAATTTTGCACTTTCTACCTGGAAGGAAAAATGTGGTTGAAGTTCATATAAAATATGAGGTTCGCATTGTAGTTTGATGAAGACTTCGTTCTTCTTAATAATTTTAATATCAGCCATATCCAGAAATATATTTTTGGTACTCTAATGAATTTTTTATTTGAAATGATCTATTGTGTATCATCTTAAGTATATCACTCAAGAAATCTAAGATGGAATCATAATATTCTATCTTTAGTGATGCCTTGGAAATATCTTCATCTGCATTCATGCAGTTTTGAAGATGTTCTTTGTCTCTTATTTTTTTCTGATACACATCTTTGTATTCTTCTGGATCTGCTTTTCCAGTATAATATTCGTATTTTTTTAGCCTTATTTTATTTTTTTCGTCTAGTGCTTTTTTCTTTAAGAGTAAAGTATTATTGAATATTTCATAATATTTTGAATGAAGTTGTGGAATTTTCAAGGACTCCATGTGTAAATTGTCTGGATCTATGTAAGAATCTTCTTTCCACATTTCCTGTATTTCATTGATATTCATAGAGTAAATTTCCTTTGTTGTCAGTCATTTCATAGTAAGTATACTTGAACTTTACCTCTGCTGTAAAGTATTCTGCATCAGAATCTGTTGCATCAAATAATAGTGTGGTCAGATCATATGGAAATAAATCATAAAATTTAACTTGAAAATTTGGTCTTTGGCTGCTAGTTAGTATCTGCAGAGTTCCGTCTGAATAAAGATTCAATTCGGAGTTTATATTTGTTTTTACTCTTTGATCCTGTCGTTGTAGCGTATATATTTGATCTAATGATTCTGGATATCCCAAACCACGAATCCAATTTTGGATCTCCATGTAATTTTCTAGATCTTCATCTACCATAAATCGTAGATTAAAATCTTCAAATTTTATTTTATCTCCTGGCTGTGGGATGTCTCTTAGGTATGATGGTTGATTTGCTATCCCAAGTGTTAATGAAGGTATATTTGCGGTGTTGGTAAAAAATGCTACCTTTGGTGCTCTTGTAATTGTAAACTTGAATTGAGTAGGAGATAAAAAGTTCCTATTCTGTATTTGATTGTCGAATGCGTTGCCAACCATTTTTTCTATTATTTAGTTGACTTGTCAAATTGCCATAGATATGATAAGATATTCTATGTTTGGTTGGTACTTATGGAACTCAAGAAGATTATCAAAAATAATTGGGAGAAAAATGAGTTTATGTCTTTGTCTTTGAATAATGACATCAGAGATTCCATAATAAAACATACATCTTTTCTAGACAAATATTATCAAAAAATTCCACTTAGAATTAGATCTTATGTTGTTCTAAATGATATAACAGAATTTACTCTGCCAAAGTGCTCGTGCGGAAAACCATCTGCACTAGATCTCACTTATCCAATCAATGGATTTCGAACTTATTGTAGCCCAGAATGCTCCAGAAAAAATAAAACAATTGAAAAACAAGCATTGGAAAAGCTCAAAGATAAAGATTGGCTTTATAATCAAAGAATTACCAATCAAAAATCAATAGAATTAATCGGAAAAGAGCTTGGTGTTTCTCATATTCCAGTACAAAAGTGGATTAAGCACCACAAATTAGATGATATGTTTGATGGAAGAATGAGAAATACCTTGGCAAATGCAATTCTTCAGGATAAAGAAAAACTACAAGAATATTATGATTCTGGACTTACTTGTGAACAAATTGCTGATAAATTGTCCAGTTCCAAAGCCACCGTATCAAGGTGGATCAATTATCATAGCATAACTACCAGACCTTCTAATTCTTATCCAAGAAAAATTCAAAGAGTTAGCAAAGAAGAAAATGATCTGTTAGACTACATCAAGTCTATTTGTGATTTTGAAATTGAAAGTTCAAATAGAACTATATTAAATGGACAAGAATTAGATATCTATATTCCAGAAAAAAATATTGCATTTGAATATAATGGTCTTTATTCGCATTCTTATAAACCTTGGGAATCCAAAGAATCACTGATCAAAGGAAAAAATTATCATCTAAACAAAACATTAAAATGCGAACAACAGGGAATACAACTAATTCATATTTTTAGTGATGAATGGATACTAAAAAAACAAATTACTCAGTCACTAGTTGGGAGCAAACTAGGATACAATAATAAAATTTACGCAAGAAAATGTAAGGTTATAGAAATTGATACTCATATCAAAAATATTTTTCTCAACCAATGTCACATGCAAGGAGAAGACAAAAGTAAGGTAAAACTTGGTTTGGAATATGATGGAGAATTGGTTTCTGTTATGACTTTTTGTAAGGCAAGATTCAATAAAAATTATGAGTGGGAATTATCTAGATTTTGTACTAAGTTGGGATATAATGTTGTTGGTGGATTTTCTAAATTGCTTTCTTATTTTAGAAGTAATTATGCTGGGTCTATTGTATCTTATGCTGACAGAAGGTATTCTGATGGTGGTGTTTATGATAAAAATGGATTCAAATTGATTCATGTGAATGTTCCTTCTTATTATTATGTTGATAAAAATTATCTAGAAAGGCATAATAGAATGAAGTTCCAGAAAAAATATATTGGTGCTTATGATTGCACAGAATACGAAAAAGCCAGAGAAATGGGATTTAATAAGATATTTGATTGTGGTACTCTTGCTTATGGGTTGACATAAAAAAAGGAGAGGTAAACCTCTCCTTTGGTATTTTTTAATATTGACTCAGAGTAGATTTTGTACAGCCACGCGGCGGTAGTAGCGGTTGCTGTTAATCTGAAGGCGACCAAGACCCTTATCTAGACCCTCGGCAAATGGATTCGCTACCATACCGTAGCGAGTCTTAAATCCGATTTTTGGCTGGAAGGTGTTCTCACCAACGGCACGAACCATCTGGAGAGGAACATAAGGACAATAGAAAAGTCCAGCGTCATAAGGAGAAGTGCCCTTATAACCTACAACATAATATTGGCCACCGTTAGCACCAGGATTGGTACCACCAGAATAAGGATCGATATATACACGATACTTACCCATAAGAACACCAGCAAAGGTGTTGCCAGTATCGTCTACATTTAGGTTAGCATTTAGAGCTGGGGTGTAATCGAGTACGCCTGCCATGGTTAGAGCAGAAGCAACATCAGAAGAGCACATGATTACATTGCCCTTGCCACGACGAGTTCTAATAGCGATTGCGTTTGCGTCACGCTCAATCTGGAATAGTAGACCCTTGAACTTCTCTACGCTCCAACGACCGTTAGAATCAACATCGAGGTCAAATACGCCAGCAGTAGCTACATTATTAGCAGCACCTTGCTCAGCAACTTTATAGATTGTACGAATTACTTCGCGGTTGATCTCAGCAAGAATCTCAGTGGAGAGAATGTTTGCGAGTTCCGCTTCAGCATTCAAACCATGGATTGCTTTCAGATCCTGAGCAAGCTCAAGGCTGTACTCGGCCTTTAGTGCTCTGGACTTTGCTTCAACAAGAACCTTCTCGATTGAGAAAGCCATTTCGTTGAATTGACCACCAGCATCAGAACCTAGAGCTTCTGAGTCGCCAGTATTCATGCCCTGACCAACATTGTAGCCAAGGGAAGAAGCAGTACCGACTGGATTTAGAATGCCAGGATTGCTGCCAGTTTGTACACCGCCAGTGGTACCAAGACCAGCAATAGCATCGGTAGCATTGGTAGCACTATTGTTTGCATTAGTGCCAGAGAATGCGGTATTAACTTCATTGTAGAAGGCTTCGTCGCCACTCTGATTTTCATAACGAGAGCGCATTGCGAAGATTAGACCAGTGGGGCCGGTCATTGGTTGTACGCCAGCTAGGTCATAAGCGACCAGATTTGGCATTGAACGGCGAATTAGGCTGATTAGAACAGGGTCAAAACCAGCTACAGGACCACCAGC